CTTCCAGTATTTCTAGAGGAGGATCCTGTCTGTACGGTTCTGCTGCTAGATGTAGCACTAGATCCAGTCCAAGTAGTTGCCCATGAACCCCAACGTATGGGTCCTAGACCAGTCTGGGCGTCATATCCTGAAGACTCAAGTTGAAGTCTAGTCTGAGTGTAATCGTCAACTTCAATTCTCTGTGGTGCCAATCTTACTTGATCAATCCAAATATCAGACGTTGGGAATAGTACAATATTACCAGTATATGTTACAACAAGATACGGAGTTACATTCTCAACTCTAGTTGCAAAGTTTTGTTGAATAGACAGTCTATCAATATAGTCTGTAGTAATAAGTTGACCTGTTCTTCTATAACCAGATCCAATAATATCAGTAACATCCGCAGTACTTGCACTATTTGCAGAAGTAGTACCAATACCAATAAGTGATCTAGATCCAATAAGCATGTCCACTTCTGTTGTGAAGTGAGTTGGTCTCATTTCAAAGTTAACTGGATCAATAGAATTGGTTACTTTAGTTGTCTTGAGTTGATTTCTTGTAGTAGTAAAATTATCTACAAAAATACCAGACTTAAATCTAGTCAATCCAGCATCATCTGCAATCTGAAGTGATTCAGTTTTAGATTCTAGAAGAGATAATGCTGTATAATACTCAAGAGTTTTAATTCTATCTTCAAGTAAAGAGATATCTTGCATTCGATATCTTTTATGAGATTTTAAAGATACTTCTAGATTTTCTGCATTACAAACATATGGTGGAAGTGCAATCGTAGCAATTTCTAGACAATCTTCAATTGGAAGTGGTGGTAACGGATTTTCACTAGGAACACCTTTAATTAATTGAAATCCTCCATCTGGATTAAAATATATTTTATCAATTCTAGGTAAATAATAAGAATACGAAATTAATATTGACTCATCAGATGCTAAAATATTCTTTGCTGAGTTTGTACCATCAGAGAATGTTCTTGCTGCAAATTCAAATGGAGATACATTAGTCGAATTTGAATCAAATGGTCTAACTCTTGGTCTAATATCCAATACATCAGTAAGTTTTAATCCTTCCTTAAGTGTTGGAAGTTCACAGTAATCGAATTGATCATAAGAAGAAATAGTTGTAATGTCTCCTTCTGTAGAATCGGTATACTCTGCAGATTCAAAAACAACTCTTAAACTTCTTCTTGGATCTTTCGTTCCTGGTTTTCTAACTAAACGAGAATAGTCAAGAATAGTTTCTCTATGACCAGAATCTAAGTTATATCTAGAAAGAATGTTCTCATCACCATCATCAAGTTGTTGAATACTTGCAGTTATTCCAGAAGAACTTGTGATTACATCTTCATTATTTTCAAATTTTAAATCATTTAAGTATACAATATTTGCAACTTGAGAAGTACTTAATTCAACGTATATTGCAATAGCACCACTAGTCTGTCCAGTTATCTGTTCTCCAATAACAAAATCACTTACAGATCCAGTTGGTCCACTAAGATTAAACAGTGTTAATGAAGGAAGTTTTGCATCTGAATTGTCAGAAGATTCGTAGACACCATACACTTTAACTGCATCTGGTTCGAGGAGACAAATTTCCCTATCTTGAACTCTTAAACCATAACCATAATTACCATGAACCAATCCATCATCTAAAGTTGTTGAACCAATACCCGAAGATACTAATTTTGACTTATTGACAATAATTGAATTTGTAGTAATAGAATTTTTTACTTTATTTTTAATATTTGTCTTTTTGAGGGTTCCAATTAGTCTTGCTGGACCAAAGGTAGAAACTCCAAATATTCTAAGTTCTCTATTACCATTAGCGAATCGGAATTTGTCTTCTGTAAGTTCCTCAAATTCTCCATTTGAATTAATAAGAACATAACGTTCTTCGTCATATGGGAGGAATGTCTCATTATCACCTGCTTGAATACTATTTGTAGCATTTGCAGTTACAGTAACATCAAATTCTTTTTTAATTGTAATTTGAGCATCATCTAGATCAACAGAAGCTATGAAACTTTTTGGCAGAGGAGTGTATAAAGTATTGTCTGATGATGATTGGAACTTAGATCCGAGGATTGCAAAGTCTGAGGGACTAATACTTGCGGTTGGCAAACCGCCGTCATTAAGAAGTGATACTGTATTGATCCCAACAATAGCAATACTATCATTACTAGGAATATCTGTAATCCTCGCATATGACTTTACCTTAGTTCCAGATAATAAAGAATTTGTGTATTCTACCAGATCTCCAGGTTTTGCAACATTTATAAACTCTGCCCCTGTAGATGTTACTGTGGAAATGCCAGGTGCGGAACCTGATTTTGGGGTTATTGTTACTGATGGATATTCAATTTTTTTCGATTGCTTGATGTTAGCATTGAAAGTCTGTCCAGCACCAACAGAACTGTAAATTGACTTTGCATCAGCAATACTATAGGAAGTGACCGCAGCAGATATTCTGCCATCATCGATACCATTAAATACTAACTTCTCACCTTTTAAAAATATACCTTTAGTATTGTATGCCGTTACAATTCCAGTTGTAGTATCAAATCTTAAGTGTCCAGTTGCTCCACTAGACTTTCCTTGAATAAATGTTGGAACACTAAGAGTGGATGCTTGATTCAATACCATCTCAGTGTATGGTTGAATGTCATATAGTGAGATATCCCACTCATTAATATTAGGTGCTACACTAGAATATGAATCAGATTCTAAAGCATAGTCATATACTCTAGCAACACCAATTTCTTTACCAGAAACTATAGTTGAAGCGTCACCAATTCTGGCATCTCTTAGACTTATATTTGAAGTTGTACTAAATCCGAGTCTGGGTGCTCCAACAACTCTATTAAGAGTTAATGTTGGTCCAGTAAAATAATTTATTCCTTGTTCGGATAAAGATTTTGTCGATCTAGTCTTATTAAAATCTAGATAATGTACGGTTCCAGATTCTACTTCAAAACCACGAATAAATGCTTTACCTGGAGAAATTTTATAAGTTCCTAAATCATCACTAGGAATATTACTATTATAAGTTAATTGGTCTTTATTAAAGACTCCATTATTTCCTTTATTATCGTTTAAAGATTCTCTTGGGTGAATTGAGAATGGTTTTACATAGAAATTTCCAGATTGATCATAAGTTCTTCTAGCAAGTTCTTCTGCTAATTCATTATACTTAATTTTATCTTCAATATGTTGAACATTGCCATTTCTAATGACCATTAATTCAACAAAATTCTCATTCTTTCTAGAATCGAGATCTTTTTTTTCTAAAACTGCAGTAATTTTTAATCTATCAGCACCTGGTGCAGCATAATTGTTAAATCCTTTTGCATTATCTGTTAAAGATGGGTCTTGGCCAGAAGATATAAATTCTTCATATATTTCTAAACCTACCCTGTATGAAGGATTACTCTCATGAGCATCTAAAATCAGTGTTTGTCCAGGAACATTAACAAAGGTTCCTCTTAAGTAATAAACGCCATCAGATAAGAAAATAGCTGATCCAATAGATGTTGCATCTACTGATGCTGTTTTAGCAATTCCTTGACCTGCTTGAAGATTTATCTCTTGGCCAATAAAACTATCTTCTAAAAGAAGAACTTCGTCATCGTCAAATACTTGCTTTCCTTCAGCACCTGTGTTCGTGTAATTTACAAACAGAGTTACATAGTTTCTTTCTGATGCATCCCCTTCCACATAATAAAGAATTCTTGCGGTAACATTAGAGTTTGCACCTCTAATGTTGGTATTCAGTAGATCGTCTATAATACTGTAAATATTAATTCCAAGGTATTCTTCTTCAACTTCAACAGACAATAACTCATTGTTATAATTGATCTGTCCAGGAATTACCATGGAACCCTCTTTAAAGAGGTGTGTTCCAATTTGTTCTACTTGATCCTGTAATATTGACTGTAAAGACGTTAATTCTCTTGCCTGAACTGGTAGTCCAGGTTTAAATAGTACCTTATAATAGTTTTTATTTCGATCAAAGTCGTCAAAATAAGGAGATACGTTGAGATTAGTTTCTTGTGGCATAATCCTTTAAAATTGCAAAATAACTTTGATATCTTCTCTTTGATTTACCGACCTAAGAATGGAAGGTCTATTGTCAACATATATGATATTGCCAGTGTACTTTGAGACCTCTGGGTTCGCTACACCAGCAATAAATGTTTGACCCAAGTAGTATGTCTTATTATTTATGACGGTACTAATACCTGGATTTGTATCGGTTCCAAATCCCTCATCTATGTATAATTCTTTTGAACCACCAGTAATTTTGAGATCACCACCTGTGGTGGGTGATGATGTGAATAAGTTTAAATTCAGTCCAAACTCTGGATTTAATCTTTGAGTTCCATCAGTATTGAATCCAACTAAAGATCTATCTTGCCAGTAACGCAAAACACCAGTTTCTGCATCATATGTTACAACTCTACCCAAAGCAGTAGAACCAGTACCAATAGTTTGTTGAATAAAATCATTTGGTTCAAAAGATGTTGTTTTAAAATCGTCTTGATTCGGTGATAGACCTTTCAGAACAACACCATATAAAGCACTAACTCTATCGTCACTAATTAAAGTATTTGAAGAATATCCAAGAGGATCTTCAACTATACCTATTCTTGCAATATTGGTTCCAGTAACAAAGTCGGGGTTTTGGTCATTATTCTCAATTCTAGAATAGATCAAAACATTTGTTGATCCAAGTTCTTTATAGATATCTGCACCATGACCACCTTGAGGTGGAATAATGACATCAAATAATGGAGTAGTAGATCCTGTTGGCACACTACCACCAATTAAGTCAATACTTCCAAAAGTATACCCAGATCCACCATTAGATATAGTTACAGATTCTACTCTAGAATCATTATTAACAACAATTGTACATTCTGCTCCAGATCCGTCTCCACGAATTGGAACTCTAGAGTATGTGGTGTTTGGGGGACCAACAAGATAACCTCTATTAGTAATCGTTATTATTTTTAATTGTCCACTAGTGGTAGCGTTACTTCTAACACTTCTATAATCATTATTAGTTAACCAATCTACAGGAAGTGGAATAAAGTTGAGAGAATCAAATTTAATAACATCACTTGGACTAATAGTAAAAAGATATTTCCAAATGTAACCATCACCACTGGTTCCAGCTGCTCTAGGTTCTAAGTCTGTAAATTTTGGTTCGTCCAGTGAAGGTCTGCCACTTGGGTTTTCTGGATCTATACCATTATTCAAACAAATATAAACTCTAAACTCACTATTTACAATAAAATAGTTTGAAGCATATAAACTAGTTTTATTTGATGGTCTAGATAAATTATTCCTATTTACATCATGCCGATACATATCATAAATGGTAGCAGATGCCCATTCAACCTTTCTTACAACAGGTCTAACATCATCTGTCCCAATTTTTTTTAAGGCAATCATGTTATCCCAATATCCATTGTCATCGTCAAGACAATCTCTAGGGGATGGTGGTGCAGTATTCCAACTTGCCTGCACCTCAGTGGCATTGGGCAAACCAATAAAGGTATAGTAGGACTTATTGGGATCCCTAACCTTATCAATAAAGTTTCTGGCGTTATTGACCCTCAATACGTCAGTTATAATTGCAGCCATTTGATAGACAACCTTTTTCTATGTACTTATTTATCAGCTAATGTAACCAAGATATTTCAGAGGATTTTTTCTCCTTATAATTGGGTTTGTGGAAACACCCGCAAGAGAAGTTCCATGAACTGTTGGAAAAGATTTTTGCTTGACTCTGACTGGAAGTCCAAGTTTTCCAAAACTATATTCTCCGTAAAATGCAGTGGTAGCTAATCCAACAACATTGTTTGTACCAGCACTTTCAAAGGATACTACAACAGTAGTCACTGTTGTACCAAATCCTACCGTTGTTCCCAATCCATTTATTCCTGCTGGAACTACAGATTGCTTAGTATACCAATCAATACATTCAACAATCATGTCTGCATTAACTGTAGATATTCCTAATACCGTTCCATCTGCACTGAGAGATGTTTGTGCGGAACCAACAAAACTTGTACCAAGTATTGTAAATAAATCTCCTGTAGATATTCCTGTTAGGGGTATATTTAAAGATTTTCTCAATTCATTATCCATGGGTATGAATAGGTCTAAAGCAACGCCAAGACTTGTTCCAGCGCCTATAGTGGTAGTACCAACGCCAACAATCAACCCATAGTCACCTTGATATGTTACGAACAAACATTCTTCAGAACCTCTTTTTGGAGGAGCAACGAGTACTTCTGGTGCTTCGATAGATGCAACAGTAAATTTAATTGGAGATGATAATGCAAATCCTCTAGAAGAAGTTCCCAATCCAACATTGTCATAAGTATCTACGAATAGAGTATCTCCAACTTGATAGTTAGAACCTTGATCCTTAACAACTACTGAGGCAACAGCAAAGTTAAATGTATCAATTAAAATATCAGCAGTTGCTTGCCTACCAACTCCAGTTTCTGATTTTAGTCTGGCGTTTTCAAATTTATTCGTAAGAGAATCAATTTTAGGGAATCCACTTCCTTGCTGTGCAAGTGTCATGGAATTTAGAGGACCCTTAATATATCCTGTTCCTCCAATATTTACATTAATCTGTGTAATGGTTCCAGCAACTCCAATCTGAGCACCTGCTGTTGCACGAGTTCCTTCATATGGAATACCAATACTAATATCTGGAGCAGAAGTATATCCATAACCAATATTTTCGACTAAAACATTAGTAACTGAACCTGCGGACCCAATAACAGCTTTTGCAGTTCCAGGAGCAACAACGTCTTGCGAGAATATTTCAACAACAGTCTTTTCTTTTGTACCAATACCTTCATATGGATTATCAAAAAGTGGTCTAATACTGGTAAGATAAACAATTGATGTTCCTACTCCGATTGGACTAATTATATTTGCTGTTGGATTTATAACTGGTTCATAATATACTCTATCCTTACCAACAAATTCATTATCAATAAATTTGTCAACAGTCTGCTTGGTCCAAGTTAGTGGTCTCTCAAATAATTCGTCGAGTGTAACACCTTGACCTGCATAGTTATTAGTGATAACTTTATCAGCAGCTTTAATATCCATAACCAATCTAGGTTCCTCTGTGAAGGAAGTATTTTGGTTACTATAGAGTTGAACTTCGTCACCAACTTCAACACTAGGAAGAACTTCTACTGTTCTAACGTCAATAGATTCAGTTCCAGTGTACATAAAGATTTTTGCTTTATCACCTGTAGTACTAAATCCAGCAACTCCACCTTTTGGTGCTTCTGTAAATCTGATTGTGCTACCACCAGTGAATTGATAACCTTCTCCAGGAGTTTGCAGAATATCATTTACAAAAACTAGAAGATTTGATTCCAAATTGATACCAGAATTTGATCTTGCAAAGAATGATATACTTTCATTATTAACTGACAATGGAAATAATCTTCTCTGTCCATTAAAGAATGGATCAATTTTATCAAGAACAATAAATTCGCCAACATTCCATCCAGAGAACTTTGAGTTGAACGTTCTTTCAATATTCAACTCAAACTGAACATAAGAACCGACCCCAACAAATTCATGCTGATATCTTTGACTTTCAACAGAAGGTCCAGCAAGTATAGTAATAGTATCCGAAGTATATGATGCAATTCCTACAGAATTTCCATATACTCTATCTTTAAATGGTCTTGGATATGCTTCTATTCTCTTATATCCATCTAAGGAGCACTTGAAAAGAAGTGACTCATTAGCAAGTCTAATACTATTTGCAGTTGTTAGATTGTGAGTTCCAATAGTGAGAACAGAGAGACCTGATGCGGGATCATATGTTGCATCATGAACTGGATACTTAACAAGAGTACTAATACCAACAAATAAAGTGATTGTATTTGTTGTAGTAGTCGTAATGCCAGTTACAATACCTGCAATTGGATCTGTTGGTTTTGGGTAATAAAGTATAGTTTGATTACCATCACTGCCACAAGTAAATGCAATCGTACTTGTTCCAATACCAACAGTGTTTGACGTTGTGTATGAGTGACCTGGAATAGTCAGAACAAGTTCTCCAGTAGAACCAGAATAAGTTGCTGTAGTTGGAGTAGTTGTTCCAATACCAGTTACATTTACGCTTCCTTCTTCTGCACCTACGAATGTATGTGGATAATCACCACCAGCAACAACAGGAAGAATTGCATTGGATGTTTTTGTAGTAAATGTTGGAATTCCAACTGTTCCACCAATAGAAACAGTTAGAGATTCTCCTGGTTGGTATCCGTAACCAAAATTATTTACTTCAAAACTAGATACTGTTGAATCTAAACCTGGAACTAAATCGACAGTTGCACCTGTTCCAAGACCAACAACTCCTTCCGAATATATCAAAGGTACATTATAATATCCTAGTGGTTCGTCGATTACTACATTAAAATCCTGCCTAAGTTCACCACATCTCTTATAAAAATGGGTATATGGAGAAGGTCCAGAATTTATGATGAATGAATAATCGTCAATAACTTTAATAATACTAGTTCCACTTGCCGCAGGATCTGATCCTGTCGGAGAATTGTTAACTTGTCTGGGAGCAATTATAATTTCCTCAACAATACCACCCGAGGTATAGAAGGATTCCGCTGTACTTACTCCTGCATTAATTTCAAATTCATTTACACTATTAATCTTAGTTACTTGTGTACCACAATAAATGGGATCTGTAGATCTTGGATGAGTTAAGATACCAACACCACCATCATAAGAACATGTAAATGCAAGTCCTGTTAGAGCAACATCAGTACCAACTTTTAGTTTATGTCCGAAAGTTAATAACCCACCATCCACATAAGTATGTGGAATAGTTGATATTCCAACATCAAATGTAAGAGTGTACCAGTTAGGTGCGGTTAATATGCTAAAGGTATCACCTAATGGTGAATTTTGCTGATTTCCTGGGAATATGTTGGTAGTAATTCCAGTCTGAACTACGCCACCCGATACGTATGCATGAGATATGGAAGATACCCCAACATTTACAGTAAATGAAGTTGTTGTTCCGACAGAATTGACATTAAAGAAGTATCCTTGCGATCCATCTGGGAATTTGGTTGTAGTAAGTCCTGCAGTGACCTGACCAGCATCATTTTCAATATATGTATGTGAAATAGTCGATATTCCAACATTTAATTCAAACTTGTCTGATGCAATTATGTTTGTTACTGTAAATGTATTACCTTGAGTACCATCTGGAAAGATTGTAGTTGTAATTCCAGACCCACCAGGGCAAGAGAATTGTAGATTATCAAGTCTAATATCACTACTAATTCCTATAATACCAGTAATGGGACTAGAAGTAGTAACTGTAGAAATGCCAGTAACATTGTCATACTGGAACTGTGTGATAGTAAATGTTTGACCATATCCCGTAGGACCTCCAACGTTACAGCTAAAGATGAGTTCTCTCATCTTAAAGTCGTCATTTATAGACAATTCGTGATTTGCATTAGTAAATACTGTTGCTAAACCAGTTATATTATCATATTGGAAGTCATATATTGAGTATGTATTGCCATATCCAACACAAGTAAGTGCCAACCCTGCAAGACTAAATCTTCTTCCGATAGCAGTCATCGGAACAATCTTCATTGGTTCTGCCGTAGTTAACGTAGCAATTCCACTAATATTGTCGTAAATAAAACTATCTACCGTGAACGTAGACACTCCAGTAGTAACTGTCATGATACCAGAAGTAGTATCATAAAGAGCATTTGTTACATCAACTGGTGGATAATAGTCGCATGTAAATGCTGCACCAACAACAACAACTTCATCTCCAAGACTCAAATTATGAGTCGTAGATGTAGTTACGGTAGTTATACCACTGATTGAACTGTAACCAATATTGCTTATCTCTCTAGGAGCATAGAATATCTTAGTGCTTGTGATTGCAACTCCAATAATGTGTCCGTCAGATACAGTTGCAATACCAATAGGATTAATATTGGTTCCTACAAGACTTCTGGTTTGTATTCCTACAGATACTGTTTGTAAACCAGAACGGTATCCAGATCCACTATTACCAATAGATATTGTATCAACTGTTCCGCTGGATGACATAAGAGCAGTTGCTCCTGCACCAACTAATGGTTGAATTCCATATCCATTTAATGATCCAACATCAACAATAACACCACCTTTGGGAATTTGATTGACATTAATATCACCAGTAGTTTCTGGATCATTTGAATTACCATTAAATCCAAGTAGTAATTGCCCGCCACCTGCTTCTAGTTTATAGTCACCTTCAATATTTGTAACAACATTACCAAGTCTCTGAGGTCCTTGGAATATATCATCAATCAATAGAATTGTATTTGAAGCAGTAAGATTATTGATATCATTACCATCATACTTTAGATAGAAGGAAGTATTGATACCATTGAATTGATTTGATATATCGTCATAAACATAATTATTATCATATGCATCGGTAAATACTGTTGTAAATCCTTGATTAAGTGCAGATCTGAGGAATATTCTTCCACTAAATCTAGAACTTGTAGTTAGACCCGTATAATCAATTTCATTTGCAGAAATCGCTGTTGTTCCAAATCCAACTGGCAACTCTCCCCAAGGTCCTTCACTAAAGTGAAGATCGTTTTGAACGATATTATAATTACCAATTTGTTTTGTTATAACAGTATTTGAAGAGTGAGATCCTGGTGTAGTACCCATCCACCCTCTTCTTACAGTCAATTCATTTGTTGACGCATCAACACCTGCAACTAATAGAACCTCATCTTCAATTCTTAAGAGATCGCCACCAAATATTGATGTAACTCCAACAACGTTTAATGACGTAGTTCCAATACCAACACTAGAAGACAATGCTATAGTGTAAGCAGTTCCAACCATTGGAGATTGAATTGTCCCATTGATTGTAACTAAAAGTCTATTATTTGGTTCGAGAGATCTGAATATGTGAGTTGAACCAATACCAACTCCAGTTAATCCGACACCGATGGGATTAAACAAGAGTGCATTTGTTGCGGAAATAGCAACTCTGACCTTTTGATTGTCCTGTTTAATTATTGTAATTCTAGAAGGAAGTAATGAAGTTGTTCCAATACCTGGTCCAAAATCTGTTGGAGTGATAGTAATAGAATTTGCTGGATCATTTCCTGGAGGAACATATTCGACAACCTCACCACTCACAAAAAAGTGATTATTGAGATTAATTGTACCTTCTCCAGGTGAGACTACCGCATTACTGGAACCGTCAAATTCTATCTGGAATACTGAGTCTCCTTTAGTAGATATTGGGAAATTTCTAGTTACTCCATTAAATTGATCACTAAAATCATCGATTGTCAATACTCTATTGCCAATAAATTCTTGGTATTGTGCTAAGAATGGTAGATTGAATAAAATTTCATTAGATACTAAATTGCCACCTACGTCAATAGTCTTTTCTCTACCAATATCAAAATCTTTTACTGTATTCAAATCTACAAGATTAGTAAGATCGGAGACTGACAATACTGAATTTAGATTTTGATCTGTAGCAATTCCACTGATTGATGGATCATATGAATCTACAGTCAATTCACTAAACTTTTTAAATCCAGCAGTATGATTCAGGTTACTTACAATTGGATTCCATACTTCCAAACTAATTGGGGATCTAACAGCATATGAGAAGTACTGATAGTAATCGTTATTATGAATTCTCTGCAAAGACTCATTTAATTTTCCAGTTTGCTTACGGAATCCCTTTCTAGTAATACTATTAGAACCGATTATATAACCACCATCAGATCCCTCAACAGAAGATATAACACCTTTGTTTTGTGATGATGTACCAATAATTAGATCATCTATCTCAAATGGAATTTTGGATCTAACCTTTAAATATTCATTTTGAAGATTATATCCTTGTACGACACCAATATTACCACTTCGTGAAGCAACAAACTCACCTGTTCTGAAGGTATCTTTTTCTAAAGTGATATCAAATCTTGGGAAATATGGTTCTGGTGTTACTGTACCAAAAGAGTCAAACGCATCATATTCTCCAGGACCTTGACCTATTGGTAGAACATCAGTCATATCATAAGTAATTGTTGGAAACTCTCCTCCAACATTAACTGCAATACTTTCTACAACAAATAATTTATACCCATATGCAGAAGAATTATATCCATTTCCCGTACTCGTAGAAGTTACATTAGTGTTCTCAACTAATACTTTATCTCCAACACCGAATGGAAACTCTTCTTCGGAACCAAAAGTAACTGCGAAACCAACTGTTACTCTTTTTGTCAATGCATTAAAATCGATATTATCAATTCTAATTCCATTTGGATTATTTGTTGGAATAATTCTCGGAGTTATATTATAAAGACCAGTAGTATTTCTAATAATTTCTACTTCAGTATCACCAATGGCATAGACTAAAGAAACTTCGTTATTAACTCTTCCTGTGAATCCATCAAGAACTAAAAGTTGTGGTGGAACGAAGTAATTTGTTCCAGGGCTGACAATCTTAATGTTATTAAACTTTGATAAGGGTTCAATTTTATACGTATATGGTAATTCTGCTTTTGGTCTTAGTGTTGGATCTGAAGGATAATCAAATCCAATATCATTAAGAACTAAACTATCAATTTTACCTATACTACTACTTGCAGGAAGGAATATTGCATTTGTACCCACTCCACTAATAACATCAGCGATAGATGGCAGAGACCTATATCCTCTACCAACAGAATTAACAACAACTTCTGCTACTGGACCTCTTGCATTTTGAGAGTCTGTATTATAAAGAATAATCGCTTCATCTTTTGTATATGATGTTGATTCTGGAGTTACTCCTAGAGTATAACTAAATGTAGTAGAACCAACTCCAGAAATTACTGAGTTCTTTGTAGCATATAAGCTATCTTGAATGATTAATTTATTACTATTTTTAATGTTAAATGTGTCAGAAATAATGTCTAACTTAGTTTGAGCAGCACCATTATAATTGATTGGAACTAGATTATAATATAGATTATCAGGAACACGATTATCAATAATTAATTCTAACTCTGATTGAGGTTGTCCTACAACACCACTAATCGTTACATTAAATCCACTAAATTTTAGTGTCTTTCCAGATTCAAAACTAAACTCAGTGTCTCCTTGGTCTAGTCCTACAAAGAATTCATTGGTCAGGTCTACATTATCATATAAGAAGAACTTGAATGCTGGAAGTGCATTTGCGACTAAAGTTTGGTCACTAAGATCAAACTTTACAGTAGAATTTCTATATGCTCTTAACTCTGGATTGATTCTAGAAATAGTTCCAGGAAATGGTGCTGATATGTTGATTATTTGAACATCTCTATCTGATGTTATTGTCTCATAATAAAAGTTTGATAGTTGGATTTTATCATCATCTAAAACAATTACATAATATATTTGTCCATTTGTTATCTCTGGCGGTAAGCTGGATCCATTGATAATGATTTTATTACCTGTACTAAATTCATGACTTTTAATTGAAATATAATTTTCTTCAACATTTATATCAGAATCAATAAAGAATTTTGGATCAACAACCATTCTTCGGTTAATATCATCATATGCAATTTTTATTGTAGTACTAATACCTGATACAACTCTACAATTAATCTCATCACCATCTTTTAAATTATGTTCAGTGGAAGTTTGAATCGTAGCAGTCTTTTTGTATACATCTGCACTAATAATTAAGTCTTTATTTGTTTTGAAACTATTTAATTCAGTGTCTCCATAATCTACAAATTGATAAAGACTTGGTGCTATTGTACCCAGACCAACAAAACCACCTGTACTTCCAATACCAACTTTTACTGTACTGATTCCAATAACATCTGTATTATATACTGCAGCATATAATTTATCACCAGTTTCTAATGGGAAGTCTGTAGAACCAGTACTAACTTTTAATCCTACGGCAGTTGATCCAAGACCAACGCTATATGTTAAAAGATCACCAGTATTAAATCCATGATTTGGAATATACAGAGTATCAATTGGATTTTTTAATAAAGATTTTTGATTACTTGTTGTATTGTTTAGTACATTAATTCCAGGTAATCTGCTAGTTTTTGTAACAGCAGATCCATTTGTAGAATAGTATCCACTACGTACAGAACCAAGTTCAACCTGTACACCCCAAACTTCAAATGTGGGCTGAGAATTTAATAGTAATCCTTCTGTCCCATATGATCCTATCTTAATAGTATGTGATCCTGCGTCGGTTACTGTTACAAAGGAATATCTCCTCCAACCAGTACTTAATGTTACTAGATTATTATGATATGTAAGTCCATCATCTAATATAATATAGACCTGCTCCCCATCAGTAGATCCTTTAAGAAACACTGATACAGTATGTGTTTCTGCAGACAATCCAAATGCACCAGATTCAATACCAAAACCTGTAGTAGATCCTGTAGTAGTTGCAATAGAAACTCGTGCAGATTCTTTAGATTTTTCTGGAGAATTTCCATAAAAATATTCAACCGACCCTGTACCTACACCTACAGTGTAGTAATCCCAGTAAGACACCATAGATGGTGGAAGTGGATCTGAGTATATAACAAAGTTTTCTGATGGTATAGACGCTGCTTCTGCTGGATTAAAATATACTTCTCTATCAAGTTGATATTCAGTCTCCGTAGAAAATCCTGTATTGATTGTTATCTTTCTTGGGTTTTCAAAAAGAGAACTACCACTATCAAAAGTAGTAGATATCCCATTAATCGATCTTTCAATTGTCAACCTCTTATCTTTAACATTGACATCCAAAATACGAATTAATTCATTATTTGACAAATATAAATCATTAACTGCCAAGTTTGGAAATGTAACATTCCCACTAACTCTGGCATAAGTAACAATACCAGTAACAGATGCATCATCAAGAGATTCTGCAAACGTTAACTCATTTGTAGATACTCCTACTGGATATACTTGCCCAAATTCTGTTGATAAAATATTAACATTTTGTATGGATACTAAGTCTCCTGTTACAAACCCATGGGAAATACTACCAAATCCAACATATCTACCAGCAACCTCTATTGGTGCAAATTGCATATCTTCAACAGAACTTGCAGAATATGAAATTGAATTTACAAGTTTGCCTTCAATTTTAGATATTCTTGCATATGCCCCAGAACCACCTGTACCACTATTGTCAAAAAAGATATCATCACTAACCCTATAGTTGTCACCTTTATTAACAATATTTAAAATATCAACACTACCAGTTGTAATATTTTCTACTGTAGTAAATCCTTCACTAAATTGGTCTGGTTGAATAAAACCTTTATATGATGTTTTACTATTCAATAGACCTAGATTGGAAGTATACCTTACTAGATTTAGTTCAGCACTTTCTAATTTTATATCATCTAAACTTGATTTTTGATCAAAATTAAATGGATTTGGATCAGATTTAAATTCATTACCAATAACATATGGGAATGCTGGTTTTAAATATCCATTAAAAGGACCGCTAGATTCTAGTACATTGTTAATCGTACAAAAATATGCATAAATTCCATCGGGAAATTCTGGAGTTTTGCAAAATCTTCCATTATGTCTATCTAAATCCCCATTTCCAACAAATCTATAATCTTCAATAAAAGATCCTGCTGGAAAGTTTGCAGTTGATGGTCGATCTGATTCAAGTATGAGGGTGTAACCAGACACAAGTCTTCTAATCGCACCTCCCTCTTTATTTGAATATCCATATGGACCATAGATTGGATGTCCATCATATGCCCAACCAACAATTGGAGAATGGAATGGAGTTGTTGCTGTATCATTGTCAATATCATCTTTATAAATCGTCTTTCCATCATTATCGATAGAAGTTGCCAATACCTTTCTTCTAAGTTCTCTACCAATGTATCCATGAGTATATTGTAGTCCATTATTAAAAATTAGACTGGGAATGACTATACCGTCGTCACTATTGATTTTATTTGCTTGAAGAAGTCTCTCAATATGATTGATTGTATATTTTTGTATGTTTGCCTGAAATGCTGCTCCAGAACCAGTTGAACTAACTATAATACTTGTTGTAACTTGATTGTAACCAGATCCACCATCAATGATAATAGTATCTACAATTTGACCATCTTTAATTATTGGTGTTACAGTTGCACCACCACCATCACCTTCTACTCGAATAACTGGTGGTGAGTTGTAGTCTTGACCATTATTATTAATGACAACACCAATCAATTCTCCAAATGATGAAACAATTGGTGTTAATTGTGCCAAAGAACCATTGATAATCTCAAATTGTGGTTGTCTATTATAATTTAGTATCTGACTAGATCCATAATTACTTCCACGTTTTTTGACTGATACCGAAGTAATCTCTCCTTGGAATACTGGATCTACTTTAATTTTAAAATCTTGACCAGCACTAGTAGTAATACCAATAGGAGCTTCGACTCGCAATTCAATTGGTCTAAACTTAATATTATGAATATCTAATCCACCATCAACAAAATCAATAAATCTACTATTAATATAGTTATAATCTTGCGAAATAGTGTCTGCCGTACCAACATTTCTTACTTCAGAGACTCTAAATGAATTGTTGTCGATTGTTGATACATAATACTCTTTATTAGAATCTAACCCAGTTGGTAAAGTTCCATCAGAATCAAATCTAATTATTTGCTTATCAATATACCCATGATTCAGAATATCTAAAGTATTATTGTTAATATTAATATTGCTTAAATCAAAAAATATAGTTTTATTTTCGTATCCATATCCACCATCTTCAACTTCAATAGAAGAAACTACATTTTTCTTGGTATATGATTGTATTCTTTGAAGTCCATCACCATAATCTACAATATTTACAGTATTAATGCCACTAATTGCATCGCTATAAGTATTGTGAAGTTTTACTCTTCTATCATCAATAGTATTAACGAAGTAAATTGATTCATCAACCAAACCATTTATGGTGGTTTGATTCATGGTTTTATAAATTACCTGCTCAAAATTTCTAAATCTATGGTCAGTGGTGAATCCGATTATATTATCACTTGGTTTAACATCATCATATAGACTACCAGCATTAAAGTTATTAAAATGGGTAATCTTTGAAATATTACATTTTGCAACAGCGCCAGTACCATTTCCTCCAGAAATAGATACTTTTGGAATATCTGTGTAGTCAAAACCTTTGTTTAGTATATTAACTCTGGACAGAGATCCTGTAACATTACAAACTGCTTCACAATCAGTACCAAAACCAGATCCACCAGCTGGTTCTCTATCAATTATTTGCAAAATTGGGGGATTTATGACATCATATTCAGAATTACCAGAAGAAGAAACATCAATTGTTTGTATGGGTCCATAATATATGGTATCTGATGTTTTATAGTTAGTTAATTCAACACCATTCACAAACATTCCAAGGTTACCAGGTTTTGTGACCCTATCGCCTTCATTTTTTGCTTCTTTTGGATCTCCAAATTTTCTAACTAAGTTTTGTTGTCCTATTACCTGATTATAATTTCTTAATAATTCAAATTTATTATTTGAAACTGTGCCAAATACCCTTACAAAAATTCTACTTCTAATATTGGATCTACTTGTAGCAAGACGTACTGTAGCAGCATTAACTTTGTATATGAAGTACTGTCCTTCTTGTATATCTAATCCAATGTTATTATTGTAAGAATAGTAAATAGCATCTCCAGATAGAAATGCATTATTGCCAATATTAATATCAAATCCATCAAATTGACCACTGAATAAGATAGATAGATCTTCAATATTTGCGGGAGTGTTATAATAATCAGGTAAAGATGGTGATACTACGTAAATCTCACTTAAAGAATTTGATGTTTCAGCATCTCCTTCTCTACTAATATCATCGTCAGTAGAATATACATTATGAACATTTGCTGATATTTTATTAATATCGGTAAAATTTGTAGATTTTGACTTTGATATTCCTTTTCTAATAGTATATTGTGTATTAACAGTATCAATTTGAGTAGTTAAGTTAATATCAAACTCATTTTTATTTGAAACACCAATAATAAAAATGTCAAACTGTTGACCAGTAGAAGATTTGACTGTTCCAATATCACCTAAAGTAAATACATTATCATCAAAAGTTTTTACTCTATATTGGGCAGCACCATTCAGTTTTAATGCTACTTGTGTAATAGATTCAATCTCATATTCTGGAGAAGAATTGATAATCCAACTAGATTGAATTTGTTTATTACTGTTCTGACCAAGAGAAACAATTTGAACCTGATCACCTACTTCATAGTAATATGTTTCCTCTCTGTTATACTCAAATTCGCCCAAAACACCAGTTATTTTTACTCTGATTTCATTACCATCTTCTAGAACACAATACGCATAGTCTTTTGTGTTTAAACTTTCATTTAAACCAATTTCTACTGGTGAATAAAGACCAAAAAACTGGGTA